AATCTGTTGCTTGGCTGCCATGACTTCAGGCGATTGGTCGCCTTCTTCCAAGACTTTCGGATCAAGGATTTTCTTAAACCGCTTCGCCATTTCCTGCGCTCCGGGCCAATCCATGTTCTTGATGAATAGATCGCCGGCCACAGTCCAAAGCTGCGGGTTGGATTGCAGAATCATCGACATGGCGTCGAGTGCCTCTTGACGCTTAGTCATGTAGCCGGGGCCAGTAGTGACCATAACGTCGTATGTGCCGATTGACGGGTTGTAGATTTTCTCAATCAGACCGCCATTTTGGTCACGAATTTCCTTGACAGGCTCTTGCTGCATAGGGTCCATTTTAACCATGCTAACTTCGCCATCAACGCCGATGATGCGCGCGATGCGCTGTGTGTCGTAAATCTTAGGGATAATATCGACAAGCTGGCGGGTGATGTGACGGATCGCACGGGCAAGGTTGTCAACATAGTGGTACGTGCCGACATCACCCTGCTTTTCGCGTGCGGTGATGGCTTTTGCAGACCGTTCGTTGCCCTGCGCGCCCAGTGAGGCGTCATACTGGCCGGTGGTGGACTTAATATCCTCACCAGCGCCCATTTTAGCCTGTATCAGCCCTGTTTGGGGCAGCGGGGGTGCTGCACGCTGCGGAAGCGGTAATACGTTCCCAGCGCCGTCTGTAACGTCTGGATTGACTTCCAGATACGGCCAGTTGGTCGTGTTGGCAGTCTTCCACTGGTTCTCATAGCCCTCGAACTGACCGCCATAGGCAATAAAGGGTGCTTTTGGCGCCAGCGCCAGCATTTCTGCCTCTTGGCTGGTCCAGTAGTTGTACATACGCTGTGCGTCTTTGGCGTTACGCACCAGACCAGATACGTAAATCTGCCCTTGCACTTCAAATTCGTTACCTACGACGCGCACGACAGGTATCCAACTGCCCGGCCATTCGCGCTCGTCCAGCACGTCATAGCCATTGGTTTTCATCCACATGACTTTTTTGCGGTCTACTTCGCGGCTGCGGATCGGCTTGCCGTACATGGCGCGCAGTTGCTTATCCATGTCGGTGTTTTTGAACGCAGAGACGTTGTCTTGGTACAGGTTTAGCGTTTCGCGCTTGCGCTTGTAGTAGAAATACTCCGCAACGCGGATAGTGTCTTCGTCAAGCCATGCCGACATGCTTTCATCGCCGACAGCGGTTGACAGGATCGACGAGATGGGTGTCGCATCTGGAAACTCGCGCTCATACTCGTCTTTAGTCATGTCCTGTGTGACAAAGCACCATTCAGCGTCTGCGCCGCATGGGTCTTGGATCGTAGGGTCCATGTAGACGCTAAACGAGTTGCGGACGCGCATAATCCGCACGTCTTGGTCGAAAGTCTCTTCGTTGCAGTATTCCGTAATGAGACGGATATAGCCTTCACCGTAGGTGACTTGGTTATCACAGGCTGTGTCGTAGGCTACGTCAGCGTCGGACATATACTCGATATGCCGCACGACGCCGTCAAAGATCGCTGCCACTTCAATGTCAGCGTTATCATCGACAGGGATTACCTTACCGGCAGGGCGGTTTTGACGCTGTTCGTTCGTTACCTGACGGACGTGCTGCGGCAATTTGTTAATTGTCAAGCAGGGACGTGCGTTAATTGTCTGGCCTTGCACCGCACCGCGGGTCGCCAACACGTCGGCAGGCCACTGCCACTGGTTGTCAGGGCTGCCGGCCATGAACCGTAGGTCGTCCAGTTCGTCTTCACGGCTGTCCGAATAGGCTGCCATCGACATCTGTAGCCGATGGCGCATGGTTGCCATTGTATCAGGGTCACCGCGAGTGTTCGCTGGATCGCTACCGATGTCAGCTACGTCGCCTACTTTGTTAATACCTGTCGGATCAGCCATTGTGGTTACTTTTTACCTTTTTTAGCGGATTCACGCTTCACGCTGTACGCGATTGCGACCGCCTGTTTGACAGGTTTTCCGGCGTTTACCTCGGCCTTGATGTTCTTGCGGAACGCGGCTTTGCTGGGCGACTTGACCAGAGGCACTTTATTTCTTCTTTGTTGGCGTTGGCTTCATCGACACGGTCGTGCGGATGACTTGCACTGGCTTGGCGGTCTTCATTCTTTCAGGTGGGCGCGTTGTGCCTTCCTTAGCTACACGCTCCATAGCTGCGCGTGCGCGTGCTGGGTCGCGGTTAGCCATTGCAGCCTTTTCAGCCTTTACAGTGCCTGTCTTATACAGGGCTTTGGTGTATTTATTAGCTGGCATTTACTTACCCTTCTTAGCTGGTTTGGCTGTTTTGGCGCTTTCTTTGAAAGCCTTGGCTGTGGGGGCGCCCTTAGCGCCCGGTTTACGCATTTTTTCGCCTGATCCAGCGGCGATCCGCTCTTTCTTGGCGTTGATGTTGGCATATAGACCCTTTTTCATGGGCATTTCCACCTTTTCAAACTAGCTTTGGCGCGTTCACCGTCTTTTGCCTTAGCGGCTACCGCGCCCATGCGCGCACAAAATGATGCCTTGCGTCCTGCGTCAGCCTTTGTCTTCGGATTGGGCGCTGGCGCCTTCAATTTGCTGCCTGTTGCAGCGTTATATTTCGCTCTACCAGCGGCTGTCAGGCCCGCACCCTTTGACACAGGCAACTTCTCACCTCTGCCAACGGACAACGAAACTGATTTTTTCTTGTCTGCCACTAGCTGCCCATCCAAGATGTAGAATATCCAGCGGGAGAATACCCGCTTGAGGAGCGTCTGTCAACGCGTCCTTGTCGTGGGTCTTTAGATGCCACAGGAAAGGCAAATGTCACCGCTATGGCGTCCGCTGCGTCAGGCGACGCCAGCCCGCGCGACTTCATGTCCTTCTTACTTTCGAGGAACAGCGTTCCTTTACTATCCGGCTTGGTGCGCGGGCTGATGAGGTCTGTCTTCAGGAACCTGTCGTTGGGTATATGGCCTGTGCGTAGCCAATCCCGCATGGCGCCCCACATCTCTGCGCGCTTGTTACCCCACATGATCTGGTTCTTGGCCTTATTGCCGAAGTTCACGCCGCGTATCTTGTACCGCTGTTCCTTTAAGCGATCCACGACGCCTGCGCCTAGCCCGCCTTCGTCGATGCAGACCAGTGCAGGCTTAAACTGCTCTATGGCGTCGATGACGTAGCCGGCCACTTCCATCGTGTCCGCGCCGCGGTGTCGCCGCAACTCCAAGATGTCACGGCCCTGCCGTATGGCGATGACGGTGGCGTCCGCCCCAAAGCGTGCTGGGTCCACACCTATGACGATAGGCGCGCTGTCGTCCTTGATGGGTGGGCGCTTCATAGCGTCATCGACCAGATTGCTGCCGATGAACTGATCGTCACCTTCTGACGGGAAGTTACCGTAGACTTCAACGCTGGCTTGGTAGCTGTCTGGCCCGTACTCGTCGATGATGCGCTGATACAGGTTTTTGTCTGTACCCTCGACATCGCGGGCGTCGATGACGCGTGTCTGCCAGAACGCCCGCTTGCTGTGGAACGTCTCGTAGAAATAGCCAGTGTTGCGCCGCGGGTTGGAGAACGCCAGATGAAAGCGGTGCGGCGTATTCTCTGTGAAGAAACCATCCGATACGGACCAGATGCTGTCTGGAATACCGCTGGCTTCGTCGAAGATCAGCATCACACCGTCGAAGTTGTGGACCCCTGCGTATGCGTCAGGGTTCTCTTCAGACCACAGCCGGCCTTCGACGGACCAGTAGCGCGTGCCTTTCTTCAGGTCACGCTCGACCAGTTCCGTCAGCCACTTGGCTGGCATGATGCGTGTGGCAGCTATCTCGAACCAGTGACTGTTCAACGACATCGCCAGCCACTTGGTAATTTCTGCCCATGTTACCGACCGTAACTGCGCTTCGGAGTTTGCCGACACGATTGTAGTGCTGCCGATGCGTGAGGACAGCATCCAGATGGTGAGCCATGAGACTAGGGCTGACTTACCGATACCGCGTCCTGACGCAATCGCCAGCCGCGCTGTGTCGAAGTCAACCTTGCCGTTGTTCGCCTTGATGTGATCGCGCAGGTCTGAGAGTATCTGGCGCTGCCATTTGCGCGGTCCGGGGAAATGTTCCAGCGGTGTGCCTGCTTGGCCCCACGGGAATGTATACAGCACAAATGCTAGGGGGTCATCCTTCAGGCTGGGCGACCACAGCCGCGCCATCAACTCCATCTCGTCTTGCGCTGAATATATCGGCTGCTGCATGTGTGTTATCCTCTAGGCGGGGCGTCACGTCAGTGTACAGCCCTTCGATGACGCGCGACTGTGCTTTTTCCAGCGCGCCTGTAATGCTTATCTGTTGGTCGATGTTTACGTCGATCTGCTGCTTGGCTACCCAACCATGCTGATGCTTTAGTATCTCCAGCGCAGCCTTGCTGTCGCCATCGCGCGCCGCTTCGTACATGGTCTTGGCCGCGGTGTACTCGCCGTCGCTGCGACCTTTGATCTCAGCCATCTCGACCAGCGGGTCTGCGTCGGCCAGCACGCGGAACTGACGCGGGGTCAATCCAGCGGCCATCGCCAGACTGTCACCCTTCAGGCCGTAGCGGGCAGCTTCATATATCGCCTCTAGCCGCGACTCGGTGGCTTGCGTCCGCTCTGGTGTAAATGGCAGTGAGTAAAATGTCATTGGGCGTACTATAGTGTGTTGCAAACCATATTGCAAAAAAAATAAAAATTGTTTGCGTACCGTGCCCGTGACAGTCACGCGGCGCTCGGCCCTCCCACCCCCACCCCCCTGCTCGACGCGTTCTGGCTTTGTTCTATGTGCTAGATTCTGGGTTGGCCTTTCCCTTTACGTCAACGTCAACGTAGCGAAAAAACACATTGCTGGCTGGCTATGCTGCGGTGCAACATTTTGCATGGGCGTTCTAGGCTATGCGATTGCATGTCATGACTGCGTAAATCATGACGCCATGACTGCGTAAGTCATGACCGATTTGCGTAGTCATGACTGCGTGGTCATGACAGGGAAAGTTTACAATTGTTAAACATCTAGGCGATCTAGGCAATCGATTTGGGAGTCGTTCTCTAGAAAGTTATATTTTAACCATATAGGTTAATTATATACTTTTCTCAAACTGACTTAACATTCCATAGCCTAGATAGCCTAGAATCCTCGCTGACACGCATAAATCCTTGACTTTTTCCTAGGCTATTTAGGGTGAAAACATAGCCTAACAAATGACTATTTCGCCTAACTTTTCACCTAACAATTTTCGCGCCAAATATCGCCTGGCAAAAATAGTCATTAGTTAGGCAAAAGTTAGGCTATGTTTTTTTCCAAATGACCTAGAAATGAACACATAAAAATCTGTGGATAACTTTTTTACTGCAACACATTTTTATGCTTGTAACTACCCTCAAACTATGCGACAGACGATCTGCAACACAATATGGAGCAACACATTATGAACACCGACAACCGCAAGATTGATATTTATTTACTCAACCGCACGCACAAGTGCTGGCAATATGAGTGCAGCACAACATGGTCAAAAACCTGTCGTGATGCCAAGGCGTCATTTTTGCGCCGTCATGACTATCTTGACGCCGGACAAGTTCGCGCTCGTTTCGCATAACATCAATCAATAGGAGTGAGAAACTATGACAGACATTAACCTATACGCGCTGATTGATCCGCGCGACGGCGAAGTGGAAGCCTATGTAGAGGGCCGCGATAAAGCCAAAGAATACGCGCATTTCTTAGAGACAAGCGCCGCGCATCCTTATCGCGCATATAATGTGCGCTTTAAGATCGTGCGCGTCAAAGCCGCCTAACACCATATTAGCCGCGCGGCTAACCGTCGCGCGGCATTTATGGCGCTAGTGCCAACGACAGTAAAATAAAGGACAGTAAAATGACTAACGAAACTATTATCACCGTATCGACCGATCTATTGCGTGCTGCGCTTATCTGCGCTTCAACAGAACAAGCCCGCTATTATCTCAATGGCGTTTATGTGGATCCTACAGGCTATGTCGTATCGACCGACGGTCACCGACTATTCTGTGGCAAGATCGACGTTAGCGATCTGCCCGAATTTAAAGGTTGGATTATCCCTAGCGACGTTATCAAGCGCGCGCTGACAGGATATAAAAACAAAACGATCGACATAAGCCCTAATCGTTGCGGCGACATGTCCTGTCAGTCAGTAGACGGCACTTTCCCCGACTGGCGGCGCGTTATTCCAACCGGCGATCTGTCCGGCGAAGTTGCACAATTCAATCCTGCTTATGTTGCGGACATGGGCAAGATCGGCAAGCTGCTAGGTGGTAAGAGTTCGTTAGAAGCGCATTTGCACCATAACGGACAATCACCGGCTGGCGTTACCTTCCCGCTCTATCCAAGCGCATTTGCTGTGCTGATGCCTATACGGTCGAGCCATACGGCGCCTGATACAGCATGGCAGGACGCGATCGCCGCCTAGCACCATATTAGCCGCGCGGCTAACCGTCGCGCGGCATTTATGGCGCTAGTGCCTACAACAGTAAAGGACAGTAAAATGACAACGCAAACATTACACTTGATAGACGAATATCTGACACAAGGCGGCTACACGCCCGGCATCGACGCTGAAACACTGGAAAGCGAAGCGAACCTAGTTGATGCTGCGCCTAAATTGTTGGCTGCGCTGGAAGCATTTGAATTGTGGGCCGGCGCGCTCGCAAATGCCGGTGAGATGACGCCTGACGCATGGGTTGAGTTGGACAAGGTGCATCACAAAGCCTGCGCTGCACTTAATCAAGCACAAGGACGCTGACATGATCGCCCACATCATCATCAACGCATTCTTTTGGGGCGTCTTAGCCCTATCAATCTACGCAATCATTAAAACAGTGAGGGAAGCATAACATGACATGGACAATCGACGGCAGCCTTGCGCTGCAAAATCTGGACGTCATCGACGGCAATGGACGTATCTGCCTAATCGAGTGCTACGATGACCGCCGGAGCGACGAGGAATTAATGGCGAACGCTAGGCTAATTGCCGCCGCGCCGCAAATGCGGACGGCGCTGGATAGCATGGTGCTAAACTACGCGCAGAGCGGACGGGTGACGGATGAATTTGTGCGCGATGTTGCGCGGATGCTGTTGGAGATAGACGCATGACAGAAGACCGCAACTATCTACGGATGTTATCGGACAGCGAACTAGTCCGCACGGCATTAGACCGCAATCACGAACTGGCAGTTGTGCTGGCAGAGCGCCTAGCCGAACTGTTGGACGTTGAAGACCAACTAGAGGCCGCGCAAGACGAGATACGCGAATTGACCGCAAGCCGCGACCACTGGCAAGCTGAAGCCGATATGCTGCAAGCGCAACTAGAGGCCAAATGATTGCGGTTCTAGCTGGAGCCGCTCTATTCCTATTGACCCTATTATTAGAGGATTGACCAATGAACAAATACCAAATTGTAATTGTGCTAATGTTAGCCGCGCAACTGTTCACCGCCTTTCTGTTGTGGGAAGCCGTCAAGCATGGCGACAAATGGAAAGCCATGTGGACACGCGACACATCGGAACTGCTATTCTGGAAGCGCAACGGCATCCTGCGCGATCCGCTGACAGGCAAATACCGCAAGCGGGACAAAAGCTGATGGATTACGCCATACGCAAGCAAATAAAGCATCTGTGCAGCTACATCAGCGACAGAAGCGCCGTCCTGCAACACATCAACCGCGAACACAACCTACGCCTGACGCTGCGCGACATAGAGGATATAGACGAAGCCACATCACGCCACCGCGCACGGCGGACAGACCTTGAGGCTATGATACCATCGCCGCTGATTGTGACGCACAAGCACAAGGGGCACGACCCGCTGGCCTTGGCGCTGTTCAAATACCATGCGGCGCGGACGTTCGGCCCTGAGCAAGTCTATTGGCTGGACAGGCTGAACGACCGCAAGCCGAAGCCCACCACTACAATCGAACTGTAAAGGACAGATACATGATTAAACCACAACAAGCCGCGCCTATGGGGCGCAAACATCGCGTGTCATCCGACAGCGCATGGCCGCTGCGCGGACTAGACGGCAAGACATTCGCGGAACGCCGCGCGATGCGTGAAAAGGAGCAAAGCAAATGCCTAGACCAATGACATACCCAATAGGAACGCTGGAAGTCGGCGAGAACGCCACCATGCCAGCCACCAAGAAGGGTGATGCCAAGCGCACCAGCCGCAACGTGAGCCAATACGGCATCCGTAACGGCAAGTGTTTTAAGTGCCGCACTGTGGGCGGCGTAACCTTCATAACTAGATGGATGTGAGCAAATGAAAGCCACAGAACGCCAAGTGACACATGAAACGCTTGCTAAGTTAGGTATGCCGTATGCCCTTGTCTGCGAATATCGCGGCGGACACGACGCGCGCAAGTTTACGCTGTTTGACGGATTTAATACGCAGCATGAAGCCGAAAGCGAAGGCAGACGGATTGAAGCAGCTAAACCCTTCGCAGACGGCAACGGCGGGAAGCGCGGCTATGCCGATTTGAAATGGCGTGTGGAAGTGTTGCACGACACAGAAGGGCAGAGCAAATGACCAATATAAACGAATGGGGCGCAGTCATGCGTTTAGCCAGACGCGCTGCGCTGTTGGCTGGCGAAGAACAGCGCCGCCTTGGGCGTGTGACGGAGCAAGAGGACAGCAGCATCATGCTGTATACCGACGACCCGACAACTGCGGGGCTGTTCGCCCGCAATTCCGACATGGCTGCAATGTGCAAGACCAGCGGCATTGAAGGCGTGTGCATCGTCATGGGCGACAAGTTTCCGCCAGCAGCGCATGAAGCCGAGCGCCCCGACCCTGAACTGCCGCGCGTT